TAACAACTTACAATCGGTAGAACTTATGGTTCTTTATTAGTGCAACTAATGGCTGACCCTTTGACCATTTAGGCGACACTTGCAAAGTGTGATAATGATTTGCACCATTCACTACATCGGGCATTCGCTTCTCTGCTACAAGTTTTGCAAGACGAATTGCGTTGTGTGCTTGGGGATTCTTTAGGAGTTCTTGCTTCTTTGCTTCGCTCACGCCACCATTCCAAAAGCTGAATTGTTTTGGAGCGAGACACACCTGCGTTGCTGTCTGCTTGCGTTCTATGGCTCGTGTCTGAATGACTGATGCAACGCCAGCCATTCCTTCAAAGCCTTCGCCCCTAGCTTCGCCTAGTATGGTTAAAGCTACAACAAGTATTTCAGCGGTCATAGTCTTTACCTTCTACTATCACATAGATGGGGCTGTTTGATGACGAAAAGATTTGTTTTATATAAATGATTTTCGCTTCGTTGTTCATCAGTCTCTCCCACTGCTGATTGCACCGCAGTAGTCAGAGGGCTTCTCTGCTGTGATTGTTCCAAGATTGTAGGTATCAGTCGAGACAGAGGTGCGGAGAAAGCGTCCCTCTTTGATGCTTTCAAACTTGCGGTTTGCTTTCTCTTGTGCGAGACGCAACACGCCACCTTTCATTCCTTTGGCGTGTTTGCTGTTAGAGAGAGACACAATTGCAACACGCATTAGAGCGTGGAGGATAGCTTCGGGTTGAGCGTAGAAGTAAAACGCTTTCCCGTTGCCCATATCGTGCAACTCTCCAGAGGTTGCACCCCAATTAAACATCTGGTTAAAGAAGTTCTCGATTTGGGTAAGTGAGCCTTCCAAGAGGAAAGCGGTTGTGTTTCCGAACGCTTGCTTTGTGATTGTGATTTGGTTTTTCATTTGGTCTAGTTTGCTTTCTGGTTGTTGTTTCGTCAAGGGTTATTTTATAGGCTCGCCCATATACTTTTGATGAGCCTTATCCTTTTTGGCTTGTGCCTCTGCCACGATGTTGTCGAGGCGTTGTGCCGAGGCTTGGAATCCTGCGGTGATAGCTTCGAGGCGTTTGATGGTTTCGTTGATGTCGAACTTGATGTTTACTTTAACTTTCATACCCCTAATCTATCACAGATATAGCTTCTGTCAAGAGCCACAGAGCATTTTTCTTCAGTTAAATTTCATTGATTATCAACGACTTAGAAAGAATCGCAAAAAAGATACCCCCCCATTTTTGAAAAAATTAGGATGTTTTTATTTTAAAAACAGGCGAGGGGGCACTAATTTCAGTCTCCCCAATAATAAAAACTATTTTTTTATATATATATGTGTAATTTATAGTACATATGTTCTTTTTGTTCTTCATCTTATCTGTTGTTTTATTAATAACTGGGGCTTATTATCTATTATTTAAATGGAATAAAAATACAATTGATTATATAGAAAACGAGAATGCCGATGATTATTTGATGGCCAAAAAAGTATTTGTAAGAGATCCAGAGACTTTTAAAGACAAAGATAGAAATGGTATAGATGATATCATAGATAATACTATTAAATAAGTGTATTTTATAGCATATGACAGATAAAAAAAAACAAAAAAAGTCAATCAACTAAAACTAGAAGAATGTAAAGCTATATTAGATCGTTTAGCTGGTCAAACAGAAAACAAGTACTATCAACATGTTTTAGATCAATATAGAAAGCTAATGCCTTCTTATAGAGATGCCATTGAATTAGGCAAAATTTCTAGTGATAATGATGCAACCTTGCCGCCAATTTAATTTATTCTTGATATAATATTTGTTTTGTCTTTTTGTCTCTTATATCTATAGTAATAAAGCTATTTTTACCTGATATGTATAGGATAGATTCGCCACTACTCTTTCTAAAGTAATTTACTTGTATATTAGCTATTCCTAACCAGTAGCCTATAACAAATATAAATAATCCAAATAAAACGAATTTCTTGTTCATACCTCTATAGATAGGATTACACCCACCCATTTTAAAAATCATTTATATTTAATATAGGTGTTTATTTTGTGAAAGCTAAAAAAATCCGAAGGGGGTTTTATTTTATAGGGTCTTTTTCTATATAGTAAGTATTTAAATCTCTAATAGAAACAAAAAGACTCTTTGTTTTATCTGACCGCATACTAAAATTTTTTTATTTTTTATTTTAAAAATTTATATAAAGTTTGCTCGTCTTTTCCTATATGCTCTTCTTGTATCTAATGAATATAAAATATATTATTATATTTATTATGTGTAAAAATATTAAATGATTATACAAGCTCAAGATCTTTTTATACCTTTTTCTAATAACAATACATTACCCAAAAATTTTATTATATCTGATAGTGATTATTTTTGTCCAAAAAAAGAAATAGTTATGAATGAAATTTTTCCTAAATATTGGCAATGGATGAACTCTTTAAAATGGACAAAATGGATGCATCGTTGGGATTGCGATAATTTTGCAGACGCTTTTAAATTATTTGCTTGTGGTTATTATGAGAAGGTAATAGAAAGTACCGCTAATGGTATTGCTATAGGAATAGTACATTATATGGCAGATGCTAGAGCAGAAAGCGGATTACAAGGAGGTCACGCAATAAATTTGATATACTCAGAAGGTATGAAAAATGATGATGGGTCAGACTCTTTTGAATTAATATTTTTAGAGCCTCAAAACGGAAGAATATATCAATTAAAACCACAAGAATTTAATAGTATTTGGACAGTTTATATTTAAAAATTATCTTGACTTTAGAATAAATAAGTAATATAGTACTTATATGAAGCAAAAAATTCTAATAATTTTATCGAGTTTGTTTATATTAACTAATATTACCGGAGCTCAATCTTGTATTATTTGGAGCGACGATTTTGGAGCCAAAGAAGAACATCATCTTAGAACGGTTAGGGCTCAAGCAAGACTATATGAAGCTCAAAGAAAAATTATGTCACAACAAAAAATAGAATATAGAGACGTCTTACTTTTAAGAGGTTTAAACAGAAGCGCAGAATTTCACTCTATGAGAGAGTACGGAATTATCAAAAACTCTTGTCTAACAAGAGAGCTTAAAAGCCCAAGGGTTTATACAAGATAATGAAAAAAATATTAATATTATTATTTTTAATATTAAATTTAAATTTTGCTTATAGCCAAAATCTTCCCCATTTTCAAACCGCAAATATTCCACAATCATGTTTTATTAATAGTATTTTTATATATGAAAAAGTCAATAAACAATTAAAAGAATATAATATATGGTCTAATATTTTGGCTATAGCTTTCTTAGAGGAAGAAAATGGCAGAATATATCAAACAGCACACGCAGTAACCATTGTTGAATGGCAAGGTAAATTGTATTTATATGATGTTAACAAAGGCTCTTTACCAATAAGAGTAAATTCATCTGGATTAATAAATCATCTAAAACAAGATCATAGATCATTAGCAGAAATGATATATCCAGATAAGAAAGTTATAGATTCAGCTTATTTAAAAAACAATTAGTGTAATTTTTATACTGTGTTTAAGATTTTATTAGGATTATCAGCACTATCCTTAGCGGGATGTGGAGCCTTTTTTTCTGTTAAAGGAATAGGGCTTTTATTCTCTGGTAGTTTTTGGTCAGCTGTTATTATGGGAAGTGCTCTTGAATTTGGAAAAATTATGGCTACAAGTTTTTTGTATAGATATTGGGAAAAAATTAATAATATTATAAAAACTTATTTATTGTGTGCGATTTTTCTTTTGATGGGTATAACTAGTTTAGGCATTTTTGGTTTTCTTAGTCAAGCTTTTTATTCCACAAAAAGTAATGTAGATGCTATAGAATCTCAAGTACTATTATTAAATAGTAAGAAAAATTCTTTACAAACTCAATTAGCTTCGAATAATAATAGAATTAAAATTCTAACAGATACTAGAAAAAATCAAGAATCTAATTTATCTAAGGCTTTAGACCAATCTACCACAACAACAGTAACTAGATCTGGTGGGTTTTTTAGTAACGACAAACAAGAAACCGTAATAGATAAAAAATCTGTAGAATTAAAAAATCAATCTATTAATTCAATACAAAGTAATATTACAGATCTTGAATCCTCTATATTAGATTTAAATAAAAATAATAATAACTTAATGGCAGAAATTAATAATATTGATAATCAAATAATAGAGCTAAATAAACAAATAGTCAAATCAGATATAGGTACATATAAATTTATAGCAGAAGCTTTTAATATAAAAATAGAAACAGTTGTTAAATATTTTGTATTAATTATAGTCATTGTATTTGATCCTTTTGCTATATGTTTATTAATGGCTTATAATGTTTTAGCTTTTAGAAAAGAAACTATTATTAGTACATCTTCTGAACCAAAAATTATAGAAAAAGTTATAGAAAAACCAATTAATGTAGTTAAGGAAATATACCACGAATATAAACGTGGCACAAAAAAATCCCACAATCCGGAACTTGCTGATCCAAATATAGAAGATTAAACTAAAGCGTAATCTTTTTTAAATCTTAATTTTAAATCAAAAGGATTAACGGCTAATCCGCGATCAAATCTTTTGATAAAGTTTATTCCTTCTTTTGGCATTGTAGCGGTATATGTTCCTTTTTTAAGCTCTAATACCACATGAGATGGTAGAACAGATATGTTTTTTAATTCTTTTTTATATTGCTCTTTTAAAGCACGAGCGATAGCACAATTTTGTGGATTAGCTTTTTCGCCCTGCATTATATTTTTTTCTTTTATATTAATGTTTTTATTCATTCTTTTCCTTTATATTTCTTCCGAATGTTAAATTATTAACAATTCGTATGTCTTTGGGTCTATATTCCCATATTTCACCAGTATCTTTAATGATACAAGTAAAAATTTTTTCTGTTTCAGTTCCATATTCAGTCACTAACCATATTGAGCCTTTTCCCTTGGGAGTATTTACTTCCATTTGATTAGTTGGTTCAAAAATTGTCATCATATTCCTTCTATTTTTATAATATCATCTTTTTGACATAATTTTATAAAAAGATTTTGATCATCGCTCCATTCTTTTCCTGTCCACCATTCCATACCATGAAATTTACACTTGTATAGGCAACTTGTTTCATATCCTCCTAATAAATATACGTATTTTTTATCCAAAGATTTAGCAGCTAGACATTCATAATGTTGGGATATTGAACCTAAAGATATATTATGACAACTAAAATCTTGTATAAACTCTAAACTTACAAGAGATTCTTCGTATAGAATAGAAAATGTATATCCTTTTATTTGATTATCTTTTTTAAATTCAAAAAAACAACTAGAATTTTCTATTATTTCTGTAATAGGAATGTTTCTATTAAAATTATTTTTCTCACAATATATTTTATAAATTTTTTCTGCCATATCATAGTTTTTAAATTCTAATATAGATTTAAAATTTATATCAATTTTTTTATAGTCTTTTTTTGTGCTTTTGCTTGGATAATATTTTTTTAAATTTATTCTTACGGATCTATGATTATACCATTTATTTTTCCAAGGTATCCAACCTTTTTCTAAAATATCATCTGGTTTTTCATTCTTTTCTAAAGTTCCTTCTGGGTTAGAATACACAAAATCTTGATGAGTTATTTTTCCAAAACCATTTATGTGATCAAAGCTTATTAACATTTATCTTACAAAATAGTTTACACTTTTTAAAAATTATGTGTAAAGTAAAGTGTAAGTTGCATGTCTAAAAAAAATAAACGTCGGATTGAAGATAAGTCGCCCGTTATACCTCAAAGAGATAAAATTGAAGGATCGCTGGATATTCGTGAATTACAATGGACAGAAAATCAAAAAAATTTTATACAAACTCTTCAAGATAAATCAACAAAAATTATTTTTTGCAAGGGACCAGCAGGAACCGCTAAAAGCTTATTAAGCGTCTACTGTGCATTGAAATCTCTTAATGATAAAAAAGTCGGAGAAATTTTTTATATAAGAAATCCAGTAGAAAGTTCTACTCATAATTTAGGTTTTCTTAAAGGAGATCTTCATAGTAAGCTTGATCCTTATCTTCAACCTCTTATGGATAAACTTCACGAACTCTTACCAAAAAATCAAGTAGAAAGACTTTTGAAAGAAGAAAGAGTTAAGGGTTTACCAGTAGGATTTTTAAGAGGCTTAAGTATAAATGCTAGTTATATTATTTGCGATGAAGCTCAAAATTTAAGCATACATGATCTTTTATTAATTACCACAAGAATGGGAAGATTTAGCAAGTTAGTTTTAATAGGAGATGTTAGACAATCAGATATTAAAAATAGTGGATTTGATAAGATATATACTTTATTCGATGATAAGAAAAGTTTTGGTAAAGGTATAGTTACTTTTAAGTTTGGAATAGACGATATAATGAGGAACGATATTCTCGCTTACATCATAGAAAAATTTGAAGAATTAAAATAATTTTTGTGTAATATTAAATATGAATAATATAAGAGAAAAAGAACTCAATAAAAATGTAATACAAGTTTATACAGAAGAAGTGGGTTTTACTGGATACAAAGGATTTGAATTTCATAAAATAGACGATATAGAAAGTATTCTTCAAGCAATTCTTGTTACAGGAAACAACATTTCTTCTGGTATAAAAGTTTATATTTCTCCAACTCAAAGCTCAACTATATCAAATAGCACAGTAAGTCAAACTAATGGTACAGTTCTTGCTGCTAATGCTAGTAGATTAGAGTTATATATTCAAAATCTTGCCACTGGAGTTCTTTATGTGAAATATGGAACAGCCGCTAGCAGCGCTTCTTTTAATTTTATACTAGCAGCTAATACCGCTTCTAATGCTGGCGATGGCGGCAGTCTTTCTGATCAAACTTATACAGGAGTTGTTAGCGTTTCGGGGATAAATTCGAATTATATTAGCTGGGAAAAGTTCTAATATATCATTTTAAAGCTGCAAATAAAGTCCAAAATAAAATTAAAGATTTTGATCTAATAAGTCAAAATGTTAACAATAATATATTATAGATTATTTCTTTGTTCGACAATATAATACATATATGTTAAAAATATATTGCTCTGAATGCGGTGCTGGGGTCGAATATTTATCTAATAAACCTAAATTTTGCAGTAGTTGCGGTAATCCATTTGATAAAAAAGTAGCCCTACCAGTTTTAAAACCAAAAAAAACAATATCTAAAATAGAAGACGAAGATATTGAAGAAATTGAAGACTCAGATATCGAAGAATCTGAAAGTTCTAGTGTACCAGAAATTAATAATTTAGAATATGATATTTCTATTCCTCAAAAATCAAAAGAAACAATTGGTAATTTGATAGGCACTTATACTCCAGAATCTGATCTCAATTTGCCTGATTTTGAAAGAAAACAGGTTAGTCGAGAAGAATTTTTAGAAAATTTTGCAAAAGAGGCCGGATCTCTTAGAGGTAAAACCCGTAAGAAAAATGGCTCAAAAAATTAAATTTGAAAATTGTATAGATCAAATCAATACAGAGATTCTAAAAAGAAAAAATAAATGGAATCTTACTGCAATTGCGTGGATGGATTTTAATGATGTTTCCCAAATATTAAGATTTCATATATATAAAAAATGGCATCTTTACAACAATAAAAAACCTCTTGCTCCTTGGGTGAATACTATTATTAGTAATCAAATAAAAAATTTAATACGCAATAATTATAGCAATTTTGCTAGACCATGCTTAAAGTGTGCAGCTTCAGATTCAGAAAACGGTTGTGCAATTTATGGAACACAATGCAGTTCTTGTCCATTATACGCTAATTGGGAGAAGAATAAAAAAAGTGCACATGATACAAAATTAACTTTAAGTATAGAAAATCATTCTCAAGAAATAAATGGTATTCCTAATGATAATTTAGATATGGAGGAAAGCGCTAAAAATATTCACACTAAAATGTCTAAAGTATTAAAACCCATCGAATGGAAAATATATAATTATCTTTATATAGAAGGTAAAAATGAAGAGCAAGTTGCAAAATTAATGGGTTATAGAACTAGCGAAAAAAATAGAATAGCAGGATATAAACAAATAAAAAATATTAAAAAATCAATTTTGTTAAAAGTGAGAAAGCATTTATATAATGGAGATATAGATATTTTATGAACGAAGAAATTTTTATTCTTACAGAAGATCAACAACTTAAACTTTTACAAGAATGGAATAATCGTCCAGATAATCCTCCTTCATTAGCAGAATTAGTTAAATTAGCTTTTGATAGAGATGATCTTGATGGTAGAAGTAAAGAAGGAAAAGCCGTAAAACAATTTCTTGCATCAAGGCAAATTAAGCCAAGAAAAAGTCACGAATATGAAGCTAAAGGACTTTTGGATTTAAACGATGAACAAAAGGAATATATAAGTAATAATTGCCATACAATGACCGGACTAGAAATGGCTAAAATACTTTTTAAAAACGATAGTCTTACTAATTTATCTCAAGAAACAAGAAGTATATTAGATCATATGAAAAATATCCCTACAAATATTAAATTCAATAATACTGAAAATGAAAATGCCTCTACAGATGAATATAAACCTCCAAGAAGCGAAGAAAGAATGATTGCTAAAATTAATAGATATATTTTAGATGGTATAGACAAAAACAAAATGACTCATAAAATTAAAAAAGAAATTTCTTCCATTATAGGCTACATGAACACTTACAGATTTACTCATCAGATTAATCTTTATGACGATGAAAGGGATAGAGAACTTTTTGAAAGTAGTTTTGTGCGCTATACCTATGATAAAAGTGATCTTTCTCAAGAGGAAGTCGATCAGTATATAGTCTTAGCAACAGAAGTTGTTATTTCTTCTAATATACAACAAACTATTAACGTATTACAAAATCAAATTGATATGGCAATCCAAGAAGATGGCAAAATTCCCATGGCACTTGTCGAAGCAAGCAATACCGCAAGAAAAGAATATAATGATTGCGTTAATAGACAACAAAAACTTCTTAATGATTTAAAAGTAAAAAGAAGCGAAAGACTTAGCAAACAAGTTAAAGAAACCGCCTCAATTATTAATCTTGTCCAAATGTGGAAAGAAGAAGAGAGTCGGCAGAAATTAATTAAAATGGCAGAAATGAGAAAACAAGTTATAGAGAAAGAGATAGATAGATTATCCACAATGGATGAAGTTAAATGTAAGATTTTAGGCATTTCAAAAGATGAGATTTTAAATGGATGAGCGTAATATGTCAAGTTGATGGTAAAGAATTTAAAGATGAAAAAAGTCTTCATCTTGCATTAAGGAGCTATGGTTTAAATAAAGAAAAGTATTATCATAAATATTTTCCTAAAAAAGATCTTCTTACGGGAGATATCATAAATTTTAAATCTAAAGAGCAATATTTTAATAGTGATTTTAATGATAAAAATAATATGAAAAAATGGTTAAAAGAACAAACTATAGAAAAAGCAAAAGAATATTGTAAAGACATACTAATCAAAAGAAAAAAAGATAAAAATCTTACATATTCTCCTTCCCAAATAGAACTTAGGACAATCATGAGTCCATCTGTCGCTTTTTATAATAAAATTTTTGAAGACTATTATAATTTTTGCTCTTCTATAGGTCTAGAAAACAAATTTATTAATCTAGAAAATATATCAAATCAATTTAAAAATAAATTAAATTCAAAAGATACAGTTTACGTTGATACAAGAGAACAAAATTGGCTTAAATTTGATATCCCTTTTGAAATCAAAACTTTACCTTACGGGGATTATACTTGTTCTAATGATAATTGTAATTGCTATATAGAAAGAAAAAGTTTAAGCGACTTTATAAGTACTTTAAGTAGTGGAAATTTAGAAAGATTTAATAATGAAATATTAAAGGCAAAGAAAGATGGAGCATATCTCGTGGTTATTATTGAAGAAAAATTATCTAGTGCTTTAAGTTTTCAATATCTTCCTCATATTAGTAAAAAAATAAAAGCTACACCAGAATTTATATTTCACAATGTTAGAGATTTAATACAATTATATGATAATTTGCAATTTTTATTTGTTGATGGCAGAAATGAAATGAAAAGGATCATAGAGTCAATTTTTGCGAGTAAATGTTTTTACAAAAAAATAGACTTGCAATTAGCTTATGACACGAAACTTTTATGATGGAATGTCCTCAAAAATATATTAAAGAAGTTAAAGATGTTAATAAAGAACTATCTGAACTTAAAGGCTTCTTGAACGACAAGGAAGCTAAAATTACTCTTGCTAAATTTTTAAGATCAAATATTGGATTTACTACAGAATTAATTAGCGGAGTTAAACTCGCGCCATATCAAGAGATACATTTAAAAGCATTTTTTAATAGAAATTTTAATATGTCTGTTTTTGGTAGAGGTTGCGGCAAAAGTTTTATGGCTGCAGTATTTTGTTTTCTTCAATGCGTTTTTGAACCTAACACAAAAATTCTTATAGCTGGACCCACTTTTAGAACAGCAAGATTTATATTTAATAATTTAGAAAAAATAGTTAATAGTCCAGGAGCAGAATTATTAGCTCAATGTTTTGGGGTAAAAGCAAAAAGAAATGATCAATTTGAATGGCAAATAAATGGAGGAAGTATTGTAGCGATACCTTTGAATGGAGAAAAAATTCGAGGTTTTCGCGCTAATATTCTTGTGCTCGATGAGTTTCTTTTATTACCAGAAGAAATTATTAAAAATGTGTTAATGCCATTTCTTGTTGCTCCTCAAAATATTAAAGAAAGAATGGAAATAAGAGAAATGGAAGATAAATTAATTTCTGAAGGACTTATGCAAGAAGAAGATAGGATGGTTTTTGAAAACACAAGTAAAATGTTAGCTTTTTCTTCTGCAAGTTTTACTTTTGAAAATCTTTATAAAACTTATAATGAATGGACAGAGAAAATAGTTAGTAATGAAAAAGGCGAAGCTACTTATTTTGTTAGCCAAATGAGTTATGAAGCTCTTCCAGAAGAAATGATTGATAAAACTATTATTGAAGAAGCTCAAAATGGTGGCGCTAGTCATAGCGGTTTTCTTAGAGAATATTGTGCTAGATTTACCGATGGAAGCGATAGTTATTTTAATGCAAAAAAAATGGAAGACTGTACTTTAAAATTTAACGAAAAGCCTCATACTCTTTTAAAAGGAGATCCTACTAAAAAGTATATTTTAGGAATTGATCCCAATATGAGCGATAGCCCAAATGCAGATTATTTTGCTATGGCAGTTTTAGAAATTGATGAAGAAAAGAAGCAAGGCATTTTGGTTCATACATACGCTGGATTAGGAAATCTTAAAAACCATGTATCTTATTTATATTATATAATGACTAATTTTAATATAGTATTAATGATTATAGATAATTCTGGAGCAGATGTGTTTCTTTCTGCTTGTAATCAATCTGAATTATTTAAAAAACAAAAAATAGAAATAAAAACCTTAGAAATAGATTCTGATCTTGAGGGCGTAGATTATGAATTAATGATACGTAATGCAAGGAAAAAGTATAATTTTGAAGATAAAAGAATAACTTTTAATCAAGTATTTACTAGCAACTTTATTAGAAAAGCAAATGAATATCTACAAGCTTGTATAGATTACAAAAAAATATGGTTCGCTAGCAAAACTGGAGCAAATGAAGACTTTTTTAATGAAGCGACAAATAAAGGTGCTCCAATTGATTTAATGAAAGCAGAAGACAAAAAAGACTGGACTCTTTTAGATTTTATAGAAAATCAAGACGATTTTATATATCAAACAAAAAAACAATGTGCTCTTGTAGAACATTCTAGCACAAGTAGAGGAACTCAAAATTTTGATCTCCCACAACATTTAAAAAGAAGTACATCTGCAAATAAAGCTAGAAAAGATAATTATTCTGCTTTAATGTTAGCTAATTGGGCTCTTAAATGTTATTTTGATATAATTAATATTCCAGAAATCAATGATGCTCCTACTTTTACTCCTATAATGATTAAATAAAGGGTGTAATATTTTAATAGGAAAAAGGATATATGAGTTGTAATAATACTAATATTTCTACAAAAATGACTCATGCTTTGAGTCTTTTGAATAATGGAAATGTTACTGGTTGGGGAGAAAATACTTATGGTGAAATTAATACACCAAGTGGCATTCAAGGAAACGTTGTAAAAGTAGAAGCTGGAGAAAATTTTTCGCTAGCTCTTCTTAAGAATAATACTGTTAGTGGTTGGGGAAGGAACCATTATAATCAAGCTACTGGTATTCCTACAGGAATACAAGGAGAAATAGTTGATATTGCTGCTGGAACACGCCACGGATTAGCTTTATTAAAAAATGGATATATTACTGGTTGGGGAAGATGGAATGTTGAAGAGGAAAATTATTCACCATTTCCGACTGGTATACAAGGGAATTTTACTGGTATAGGAGCAGGTTATGATTATAGTATAGCTTTATTAAAAGATAATTATTTAACCGGTTGGGGTTATACTTTAAATAATACAATTAATACTTCTATACCTTCTACCAGAGATATATCTGGTAAAATATCTTCGTTTTCTGTTGGTTATCAAAACGTGATTGTTGTTTTAAAAGATTCTACAGCTACTGGTTGGGGAAGAAATATTTTTGGAGAAGCTAATGTTCCTCAAAATATTCAAGGAAATATATCTCAGGTATCAGTTGGCACAAATCATTCTCTTGCAAGATTAAAAGATTCTAGAGTTTTAGCTTGGGGCAGAAACACAGAAGAGCAATTAAACATTCCTTTTACGGTCCAAGGAACCACAACAAAAGTTTATGCAGGAAATAATTATAGTTTAGCTTTATCCAATACAAATACAATTAAAAATTGGGGAATATCTGCATTAAATGTTCCTAATATTATTAATTGTACAAATGATTTTTTTTCTACGGGATATGCAAATATTTATATTTTTTTAGAAGGAGTAGTTGTTAATCGTCAACCACCGACTATAGTTACGACAGTGATTCCAAATTGTTATAATGGACCCTGCTTGCAATATACAGAAGTTGTAGGTCTTATTTGTCCAAGAGTTAGCGTATTTGAATCTAGAACTTCTTCAGTTAAAAATATTTTTGAACCAGGTTTTTATAAAATATCTTGTTTTCTTTCTAATGCTAATCAACCTTGTGGAATAGATATTTTTTCTTGGGACTATCAAGGAGGAGTTGGGGTTAAAGAAAAACAAAATTTAGAATTGTTTTCTTGTCCTAATTTACCTTTTGTTTCTGGCCGAGCAGGAGAGTTTCAAGATCAAATTAAAGTCCAATATAATATTACCTTTCCTGGTAACTATTATTTTAAAGTAAAAATAACTTAAAATGAAAAAAGGAATTAAAAAATGAGTTGCTATGTAGGAATATCTGCTGGATCCTATTATTCTCTTGCGTTATTAAAAGATGGTAGAGTAGTTGGTGGGGGAAGGATTTATGAAGGTCAAATAAATATTCCAGCTGGAATAGGAAATAATGCAACAGGAGTAGCTGCTGGATATACTCATTCTCTTGCGTTATTAAAAGATGGTAGAGTAGTTGGTTGGGGAAGTAATGGTTATGGTCAAATTAATATTCCAGTTGGAATAGGAAATAATGCAGTGGGAGTATCTGCTGGATCCTATCATTCTCTTGCGTTATTAAAAGATGGTAGAGTAACTGGTTGGGGGTATAATAATTATGGTCAAACTAATATTCCAGTTGGAATAGGAAATAATGCAACAGGAGTAGCTGCTGGATTTGATCATTCTCTTGCTTTATTAAAAGATGGTAGGGTAACTGGTTGGGGATT